CACTTTTCATTATAATATTCATACTCATTTAAAAAAACTCCTCTAGTGTTCCTTGTGTGCCATAACTGTCATCAATTTTCCACAATATCTTCTCAGTGATAAATCTTAACGGTTCCACAAACGATTTAGTATATTGTTTATCATAGTCTATTCTGTCCAGAATGTCAAGTTCCCTTGGAAAAGAAGTTAAAAAAGAAAATGCACTTGATGTATAGATATTGGGTTGCTTCATGTGCAGAAACTTTATCTTATCACCTTCCTGTATGATAGGATACTTGTTAGATAGCTTATGTTTCTTCACCAAATGATTATATAGAATTGCTCCCTTGCAATGAATAGGAGCTCCCTTTGCAAACATACCATTAGACGATGAAAACTTTTTAAGTCCATTCACAGAACGAGGATAAGCAATATCTTCTGGCGGCAAATTCATAAATTCATCTCTGAACTCTTGAATAAAATTATTTAATTCTTTCTCATCACCCGTCATGATGATGTTCAATGCATCCTTAATCTTTTGTCTGCATACAGCTGGAGTGGATGACTTGACTGCTTCGATACCCATGATTTTAAGTTGTGGAGTTTTATAACGAACTCCTTCAACATCCCATGCATTCAAAATATATCTTTTCTTTGCAGTCCAAATTCCTTTGTCAGCAATCACTTCTCTTGACATTTCCATCTTTTGTTCATAGGCATTCATAGTCTTAGCCAGAGCCGTATAACTTTTGAGAATAAAAGGTTCCAGCTTCTCACTTGCAATCTTGGCCAAGAAATCGGTAATTCTCTCAGGTGTTCCTCCCTCCTTAAACATCCTACTAACCAATACGTCAAAAGTGATATACACTGAATCGGTATCAGATGCGATAACATAATCCTCGTTTTTTGTCTCCAAGATTTTATTAAGGTAGATGTTAAGAGCCTTTTCAATCCACCGTATAGAAAGTTGACCAGAAGTTGTAATTGCTGTAGCGACCATAAGATCGAAATAGCGAAACCAATTATTCCCAATAGCACCATACGCCGAATTGAGCGATATCTTCTTTGCCATTTGGATGTTGTTATATCTAGATATGTCTTTGAGGAGCTGGGGGTCTTTAGTATTCTCATACTTCTGCCTAGCCTCAAGCAAAAGTTTTTTAAATTTGACACGATCATTATACATAGTCTCCATTATTTCTGGCAGAAATCCTCGTTTGTCTTTTCGAAAAAACGCACCATTTGGCGTCATACAATGTTGTGGAGAGGTAATCATTTTTCCATTCAGAATTTTGTCCACCATTCCTTCTTCTGGTTGGCCCCCACCATTCACCAAAGTCTCTGGAGAAATATTGTATTGCATAATCAAATGTGGGTATAGAGAATTCAAATCAAAACTCATAACCCATTTATGCATACCAACTTGAGGTTCTTTTACATATGCACCTTCAAATTTCTCTACCTTCTCTGACTTTATTTTTTGAGGAATAACGATGTTCTTTTCACGCAAATGATTATATATTAGAATATCCCAATAACGAACAGAACCAAGAACATCTGTATAGTTAACCTTAGCATCGTAAGCCATAGTTAAACTCAAATCAATCAACTTCATCTTGTCTTCTAACTTATCAACAAGCTCAACGTCATTGATATTGTACTCAATAAAGGACTGATAATCTTTCGTATACCATTCGCGAAAAGTTTCAAAGGGATTGCCTTCTTTACGCTCACCTAATTCCACAAATGCAATATGATCTAACCGATACGACTCCTGAGCAGAATATGTAAACTTACGATATAGATCAAAATAATCCAGTGCAGCAATACCCTGTATATCATATATCTGATGATGTCGGCCCATCTGATAAACTTCACGATCTTTTACTCCACCCCAAGGTGACAGACGTTTCAGTTCTTCTTCTCCAAACAACTTTTTGATACGATTACAAACATATGGAATATCAAAAAATTCAGAGTTCCAGCCTGTAACAATATCGGGATGATACTTTTCCCAAAATACAAGAAACTCTTTTAATAGATGAACTTCACTCTCACATTTTACATATGTTATATCTTCACGATCTGTTTTAAAATCACCGATACCCCAAACAACAATACGTTTGCTCTGATGATTTTTGATGGTGATGGATAAAAGTTCTTCTTCAGCAAGTTTCGGAGAAGGAAAGCCGTTTTCACACTGAACCTCAATATCAATTGTGACTATGAGGAGTTTTTCTAAATCCCAATCAACTCTACCCTTGTAAGTGTCAGCAATATAAGTGTAAGGATATTGGGTATTTCCATATACAAGATGGGGCTGATCTTTCAAAGTATCAACCCATTCCTTAGCTTCTTTCATAGTGGAAAATGTCAAATCAGTGACATAACCACCATCAAGATTTTTGTATGGAGTTTTCTTTTCTACAGGAGCATAAAGTGTGGGAGAATATCTTACTCTAAAATTTTCACGCTTATCATTTATAACAGCACGAACAAGAAGATTATTGCCCCACTGAAGTACATTTGTGTAAAAATTCATATATTAACTATATCACCTTTGGAGTTAATTGTCAAGGGGATTAATCCATTTCGTCTGTTGAATCGCCTCTATCTGACCAAGAAGATAAAACAAATTTTCTATTTGGATTCACTGAAACTTTAAATCGTGTCAACAAATTTCTATTAATAAGAAATGTGCTTGCGGCATCTTCAGTTTGAAGTCCGATAGGAACATCAATATAAAGCATATTGTTAAATTTAATATTAACATGTACTATGGGACGTTCCGCAATCTTACCAATATGAACTGGTTTGGACATACCCTGCAATTTACTGGTAAATTTCTTTCCGTTTCTTTCCCACTTAACAGTTTTACCCGATACATCTATTTTGTTAACGACAAGCATAGATGCCTTCGTACCATTACCTGTATCAAATTTAGCTCGTATGGGCCCGTAACCTTCAATCTCTACAGTTTCATGGTAGCCTGATTCTTGATTAAAATCAAATCGTCTATGTAGAGGATTCTGTAGATATTCAACTACAAACTTTATGATATTTTCTTCCTTTATAGGAACTTGCGGCACTTGCGTAATATCATAATTTTGGAATTTTGAACCAAAGCCGGGAGAGCCATTACATTCCAGAATATATATCTTACCGTCTACAATAGCATGATCAACGCCGCACATGTAAGCACCTGTTGCTCTTGCAGCTGCAATGACTTCTTCCTTTTCTACATCGTTCAATGTGTAAGGTTTAGTGGTTGCTCCCCTATGCTTATTAGAACGAAAATCTTTTTCTGGTTTGATTCTTTTAGTTGATGCAACAATTCTACCATTGAGAACGATAGTCCTAATATCAAATTTAATTTCTAAAAATTCTTGAATAATCAATGGGGCATTAAATTTCCACAATGACTGAATAACACTGATCATTGATTCCATATCAGCGACCTTGGAAACACCAATACCTTGTGTTCCAGTTAGAGTTTTAATAATGATAGGAAACTTGCCACCAATACGTTTATGAGCATCAAGAATACTCTTCTCATTATTAACCAATGATGTACGAGGTGTGTTGATGTTGTTACGTTCAAATGCTGTATATGATGACATTTTATTATCGCATGTTAACATTCCATCACGGTCATTGATCATCATGCAACCAGAGTTTTGCAATGTACCTAACAACGCAAGGCCAATTTCGTTTTCTAAAGCACCCATACGAACAAAACAAACAGTTGTTGCAGTTTCAACTACAATATTTTTTTCTTCACCATCATAATTTTTAATGGACACTGTTCCCTTTTCAATATCGTTAGCTGAAATCCATGCCTCAGTGGTAACAATCCTATAACAGGCCAATCCAATTTCTTGACAAACATCCATCAACTGGCCAGTAACAATTTCTGGTTCTTTTGATTTTGAAGCAGTCAAGATAAGGATTGTAATTTTATCTCGTTCTTCTTTTTCTTCTGTTATAAAAGATTTGAACTTTTCCATTAGGCTTCTTTTTTCTTACCTATGTTATATTTGGTTTCTAATGTCCATTCACTTTTTTCATTAAATGATAAAACTTTAATTTGACTTAATGGAGCAACTTCTTTTACCTCTCCAATTATGTTAATTAAGTCCCAATCATTCAATAGATTTGCAATCGTATTCCGTCTTGCAATATCATTTTCAGACAGATTGGTTTTCTTTCCATCAAGAGCAAATAACTCTTTGAAATGAACAATATAATACCGGCCCTGCTTATGTAATATATGACAGGATTGATATAGTTTTCTTTCTTTTCGGGAAGCAACACCAATACGAGATAGAGTCTCTCGTACCTTCAAAAAATCATCAGGCTCTTTTAGCCCAACTTCTAGCATATGCTCCTGTGTCCAATTAATTTCTTCCATCTCTTCCACCTTTATTTAATCTTGTTTTTATGGCAGAAATTTGTTCATCATTTAGTATATCAAGAGCGGCCTTTGCCTTCTCATTATTGTAACCATAATACTCTTTAACATACTCTAGATTCTCTAATTTCTTCGCCTTCAGCCAAGGAGTAAATCTTTTCCTTGGACGTAAACTATTTATTAAAAAGTCAAATTGGAGTTTCTTATCTAGATGATGTAGTTGGTTAATCTCATTCAACAACATAACGGTATCAGGAAAGGGAGCAACACACTTATTTACAATATATGGTGGATATTTCTTTTCCCACTGTTCATCCTCTGTATCCATAAGAGGTTCTTTGGTATAGTTTATAGCATTAAGATAGTCTTTTAATTCATACATTAGTCCATAAACCCTTCGCCACTTTTCCAATGACGAAATCTATGACAAAATATAGCCCACAATAAAGATGTTAGACTGTTTGCTTTATACGTTCCGTTCTTAACTTTTAATTCATACATGACTATTAATTATATCTATG